AGGGGGTATCACTTCTAAGCTCTAAGGGGTGGGGTTAAACTATTAATCTAAGCTCTTTCGCTTGTTCTGATGTAATAGTGATAGTATTGTCAAGGCTTGCTTTTCCCTCGTTAACACACCACTCATCTAATCCAAGTAAATTACAAGCGTCTAACCATATTCCTTTATCAATTAATTCTCCTATTGATATTTTTATTATACTTTCCATATTTTTTATCTTATCCCACCTTAGATGGTGGGGTTAGTTATTAATTATCCCGGTAAAATAAGCTGTCATCTCATTACAAATATCATCTATACTTGGCGAAGCTACGGTTTTACCAAGCTTTCTTTCATCGTGCTCATATCTAGCTTTAATTCTAAGTAATCCTATCCATCTTTCTGCTAATTCTTTTGATGTTAGTTCCATATTATTATTAATTATTACTTATATATTCATCTACTGCTTCTTCAAGGGCTTCCATTAGGACTTGTTTGTCGTGGGCTACTTCATTCTTAGTTTCCCACTCGTATTCGGTTATAATTCTTTCGACCTCTTTTAGAAATGTGTCCATATTAGTAGTTACTTATTATTCTTATTATATTTCCTGCGAGGTTCGTTATCGTGGATATAAGATAGGGTCATTACTGCTTGAGAGATAATTAGAACGCCACCGAAGAAGGTATAGGTGTCTAATTCATTGTCCATTACTAAGGCACTTAGACCGAGCATAAAGATGGCGATTACCACGTAGCTTGTTACTTGTAGATATTTTTTCATATTTTTTATTTATTACTTAGTTAATTAATTAAAAAGGGATATTCTCAGGTCTAATAATCTCATCTTGAGGATACTCATCTTCAACCTCAATAGTTGGTAACTGTTCTACTTTAGCTGGTTGAGATGGCGTAGTCAGTAGTTGACCTGTCATTACAAAGTTTGTCCAGTTAGTAATCTCACGAGCTGTAATTGGGTCTAACTTCTTACCCATCTTATAAGCTTCAATAGAGAATCCGTGCCTAACCATTCCAGTGGACTTCTCTAAGTCTTTTTGTTCATTGGTCTTAGTCTGAATATTGTTCATCGCTCTTAGGGGCGCACCCTGAGCTTGAACCTGTTGTTTAAACTGACAAGTCCTAGTTTGGTCTGTGCAGGCGAAGAAGGCGTTGTAGGCACGACCAGTGGTTTTACTTACACCAGCAGGAACGAGCTTTAGAGGATTACCACATTGTGGGCATTGATTATTCATATGTTTTTATTTCTTAGTTAATTAATTGTTTATCTTTTAAATAATGCTGTGTTCTGTCGCTATAAGTATGCTGTTTAATCTTACTCTTGCCGTAATCTAGGATACTTAGGATTGTAGCGTTTACATCTTTTCCTAGAGTGAACTGGTATATCAGGCTGGCTAGTTTTGCTCTCTGAGCTTCAGTGCAGTTCTCTAATATCCTTTCGCTTACAGGGGTATCAAGAAGTTCTGATAGACTGTCTGATAGTTGTTCTAAATTATTCGGGTTAATCATATTAGATTTAATTATACCTTTCTAAGTCCTCCCAGTAGTTATTCATCTGTTGGTTTGTTCCTAGCCAGAGAGGTGAGCCGTTTTCTATTCCGCTAATTGCTAAGCCGTTTCGGAAAGCTAACTTGTAATCAATGGCTGGCTTGGGTTTTAAAATATTCATAAAATTACTGAGGCTATTAGAATTAAGATGATGAAGATTAAGAGTCGATGGTCATTCTTTTCTTTCCAGAATTTGTTTGAATAGAATCTTCGCATAGTGTTGTTTGTTATTAACTTATACCTATAGTATAGCAAACGGCTGGCCGTCTGTCAAGCCCCCTATAAACATTGGGGATTATGAGTTAGTCTAATTAGTTGTCCACAGGCTTAGTATGCCTCTACTGGAGGGGTGTTTACGCTTTGCGCATATTTCTGAGCGTGGGCTTTCTCTGCTTCTTCCTTCTTAATCTCTGACCACAGCGAGAAGTTTCTAGGACACCAAGTTATTTTAGCTTTTAGAGATAACCTTTGGTCTTGTTTTATATTTTCTATCTCCTGCTTAATCGCCTGCAGGTCTCCATCGTAATCCTTATAAACTGAGTCGCCATTACTTTTCTCTATCTCAAGAATAGGATAGTTACTAAGTATCACGTTATCGTTTATAGCTCCTATGTTTGTTAATAGTTTATATTCCCACTCATAGAGCAGTGTATTGTTCCAGTCAATAAAGTTTTGGTAGTTAGGATACTTCTTTTGATATTCGGTTATTAAGTTTTTTATTTCCCACAGTTCGTATTTTTTCATATGATTATTTTTTGTGATTAGTCTTTGGAAACTCAGGGTGTGAAGCTAGTATTTTGATAGTGTCGGGATGTAGTAAGCGCATAAAGTTATTTACTTAAGATTGATTTAATTAAGTCATCTTCTGTTTGACCTACTGCCTTTAATTTCGTTAGGTCCTCATCGATATATTTTCCCACGGTCTCTAGAGTCCACTTAAAGTCGGCGTTGTCGATTAAGTATTTCATCACCTCAGCAACCCTGGCTGGTTGGTATGCCTTTAGGTTTTGGGCAGCCCTTAGGTTTCTCCTAATAAATGAGTTTTGTTGTTCTCGGTCACTAAAGGTTATCTTCTTGGCTCTAGCAAACAGTCCGATTATCTGAATATGGTTTTGTTTATCTTTCAGTAAATCAGGTATCTGTTCTAGTGCTTTATTGGTTGGTGTCAGAGCGGAGCTTGTCTCCGCAATAGTATATTTAATTATCTTATCTTTACTTAACTTAACCTTACTTAACTTAACTTCTGCTGACCGTGGACTGTCCACCTGCTTGTTTTCGCTAACCCTAGCACTATTATCAATAACATCTACCCTCGGCTTAGGCTCTATCGTCTTAATATCAGGATATGTTTCTTTTAGGAGTTTATTATAAATGCTATTTACCTTTCTATCTGCCCTTATGGTGTTATGTTCCTCCCAATCAGTTATGACCATCACCTGGTCCTCGTTTAGTTGTCTTATAAAATCTTTAGTGATTAATACCCTAACTGCATCGGGGGCTATGCCTAGTAATTTTATTATCGGATAGCATTCAACAATCCCGTCATCGTCAGCTCGGATGATTAAATGAAAATAAAATAATTGAGCTTCCATCGGCATTTGGAGAAACTTAGCTGAGTTAGCGACCCGACTGCTTACCATCCGTCTTTGAGCCATATATTTTTAGTTAGTTAGTTATTAATTAAAAAAACACTACTTCAGAGATATCTGAAAGCCTTTTACCCGCTCCGCCAAGAGAGGTATCAGGCTTTGGATTTCTCCAAAGTAGTGTCTTTTAATTTGGCGGAGCTAGTTGTTTAATGTTCAATACTGTAATAATAGCGTATTTTTAAAAACCAGTCAACACCCCTTTAATATTGGGGTATTTTAGATATGGAAAGATAGCAATATAAAAGTTTTTCACAAGCCACCATTTGCGTTGGTTTACAAGTTATGGTATAGTTAAGATATTAAAAGAACTCTATTCGTCTATGTTTGAGATAGGATGTATACCTAATCGCAAAGCAGAAACGGCACATTGGCTTTTAGCTGGTAGTGTAGGAGTTCTTTTTGTTAGTCCGTTGTTATGTCGCTTTTTTTGTCTTGCGTAATTGGCAATATAAAGAGATTATCTCGTAGGCGATGACTTAATTAGTTGTATCGCCAAAACAAGCGAGATAACTGCGGATTAGTTAAGACTATTATGGATAAAAGTCTAAGAGAGAGAATAGACAGAGAAGAACATTACTGGGATAATAATAACATTGAGTTACCTAGTTTTATAATTAATAAACTTAATAAAAAACACTATGGAAGCGGAAAACAAACAGGCGGTAAAAGCCGAGGAAATAACCAAGACAGAAGAAAGCACAACAACGACTGAACAGCCTTTATCGGAACAGGAGGAAAAAGAAGCCAGAGCTAAGAAGTTCTTGGATGAATATAGAGAACTATCTGAGAAGCACGGCTTTAGCTTAAAAGCGGTTACTAATTGGACTATTGTAGAGAACAGCGAGATAGAGGAGGGTAAGTAATATATATAAATAAAATGGGGACATTGAGACAGAAAAGACTGGCTGAGGCTCTTATTGAAAACCAAAAGAAAGCAGTCCCAGCTAATAAAGGGGAATTATTGGTAAGCGTTGGATACCCTCTTTCAACAGCTACTACCTATCCTGGTCAAGTTCTAGAACAAAAAGGAGTAAAAGAAGAATTAGCTCTACTAGGTTTTTCTGAGGACAAAGCTAAAGAAGTTGTGGGGCAAATATTGAGTGATGATACAATAGCTCCTAAGTCTAGATTGACTGCTGCTGATATGGTATTTAAAGTTCACGGAAGTTATGCGTCTGATAAATTAAAACCAGAGATACCAAACCAAATAGTGATTAACCTTATTGGAGACCCAGAGATAAGACAGCTATCAGAACAAATGGATAAGGCTTTAATTAAGAATATTTATGAAGGAAAAATTATCGACACTCCTGAGAGCGATAGCGAATAAATTAGATAACGAAACAATAACTACTCAGACGGAGAGTAATAACCTCATATCTAAACCTGATGGTAAGGCTGAGATGTTGGTGTTCTATTCAGAGGAGGAAGAAAAGAGACAAATTGAAATAGAAGCACAAGGCATAGGCGGACTTATTAATAAACTTAATAGCTTGTTCAAATGAGAAGCGAAGAAAAACAAGTAAGAAGGCTAAGCGAAGCGGTGGATGAAAGCCGAGAGAGAAGGGAGATAAAAGAGAGGGCAGAGAGAGATAAACGGGAAAGGCGCAAACAGGTTGATGACTCACCTCCCTATAAGCGTGTAGACTTCTTCTGTAAGCCCTGTGGGCTTGATTTTAACGCTTTAGGAGTGAAGATGGTGTTAGATGGCTCAAAGACCTGGGAAAGACCGCTACGAGCCGTATATCAAGCCAAATGCCCTAACTGTCACGAATGGCAGACCAGGAGAATAACTGATAAGGCTTTAGACCCTTATTATCGAGAATCAATATTTATAAAACGAGAGCGGTCTAAGTATGCTAAAGACCTTATTCAGCCAGGTGACCCAAGATTTATCACTCTATATGGCGACCCCAGAAGGAAGTATTGGGAGAAGGTAGAGCAAGAGGAAAGAGAGGCGTTTGAAAATAATAAACAGATAAGTAGGGTTTTATAAACTATGTCTAAAGTTAATCCGTCAGAATATTCAATCATAGCTTGGATTATTTCTAATGGATTTAAAAGCGAGAAAGGTGAAGCTCTTGATTTTAAAGACCGACTCTTTCTTTTGCCCATCCTCTCTGATTGGTCTAAGAATATTGTTATTAAAAAATGCTCTCAGGTCGGAGGGTCGGTAATATTTAATATTAAACTTTTGTTTGCTCTGTCTAAGTTAAGGCAGAACCTAATCTATACATTTCCCACCGAAACTGATGTTAATGAGTTCGTTAGCTCTAAGACTAATAAGTTAATAGAACAAAACAGACACATCCCTGAGCTTAAAACTCTATCCACCGATAATGTTCAGCGCAAAGAGATTAATGGTCGCTTTGCTTTCTTTAAAGGAACTATCTCCAAGACGGCAGCGATTATGACCACAGCCGATATTCGTATCCACGATGAGGCTTCAAGAAGTGACCAAAAAGTTCTTGAGATGTATGAGAGTAGAACTAAGGCTTCAGAATATGGTGCTTACTGGATGTTCTCTAACCCTACTACCGAAAAAGATTTACTAGACCAAGAGTGGCAGAAGTCTGATAAGAAAGAGTGGCACATTATTTGCCCTCATTGTAAGTTAAAACAATTCTTAACCTTTCCTGACAACCTGGACTTAAAGACTAAAGAGTTTGTCTGCTTTAGCTGTAAGGGAGTAATAGACAACGAAACCAGACGGAAAGGATTTTGGGAAGCGACTGTCCCTAACTCCACTATATCTGGTTATCATATTAGCCATTTAATGTGTCCCTGGATTAGTGCCACACAGATTATTGAGGATAGCGAAAAAGACCAAGAATACTTTTACAACTTCGTTTTAGGTGAGCCTTATAACCCTGGAGATTTATCAGTCTCCCGTTCAACTATTTTAGATATATGGACTCCCCATAAACTTGAGACAGGTAAATACTTCTTAGGCGTTGATGTAGGAAACATTAAGCACTACTGTCTTGGTTCAGAGAAGGGAGTAATTAAGATTGGAACTTTCAGAGAATGGCACGAGCTAGATGATATGCTTGATTTCTATAAGCCCATAATGGTTATTGACGCTATGCCTGAGAACAATATGAGCAAATACTACGTTGAGAAACGTCAGAATTGCTTTATGTGTTATCTTAATCGGGACAAAGAAAAGAATAGAATAATTACTTGGGGAGATGGAGACGACATTGGCATTATCCACGCTGATAGAAACAGAGCCTTAGACCAGTTAATTAGTGCTATGTTAAATGCCGAGTTCTTAATCAACATAACAGCTGACAAAAACCTCAGAGAGTTTATAAAACATTGGGAGACAATGAGGAGAGTAAAGGTAATTGATGGAATGGGGATAGAGCGTTATGTGTGGGAAAGCACCACCTCAGTAGACCATTATTGCTTTGCCCTTTTATTCTGGTATATAGCCAAGTCTACTATCGGCTCAGGTATAATGATTGATATGGACAATAAACAAGTGCCAGCTATTATTCATAAATCAACAGGAGATTATAATAATATCGGGGAGATGTTAGAAGAACTAAATCTTCAATAATATGAAACACAAAGAGGTCAAGGTCTTTATGACTGAGGAAGACGCAATAATGTTTGAGCGTTTCCAAGAATACTATGACGTATTTAAAGCTATGTCAGAAGCGGGAGCTTTCCACACTATAAACGGGGAAGTTAAGCTAAACTTCAATGGAGACGGACTACTTATGAACATAGAAAAGAGAACGGTATTATATCAGAGGAGAAGGGGAAAATAGCACTTGCGTTAATTTTTATAAAGTGGTAATATAAGTATATCAAACTATCCCTAACAGGAGGCGGTAAAAAGCCTAACCAAATGCGGGAATAAATTAGTTGCTTATCACTGGGCAATTAGCTTATTCTCGCTTTTTTTATGTTAAACATTAAAGAACTAAACGACAAAGATTTAATCAATCTGATTAACAATCGCTGGACTGAGGGTGAGTCTATTTTTAGTAACGTGTCTAAGGTTTATGACAGGAACACTATCGCCTATGACTCAGACACTAATAGCGAGAGACTACCCGACTATTTAAAAAGATTACCGAACACAAAACAGAAGGTAAGAGCGAATAGAATATTCGTTAATACCGAATCGGTTATTAATAGCTTAATCGCTAATCCTCCTCATCCTAACTTTATCCCAGCTAGAAATACCCCCGAAGCTATTGAGTTAGCTAGTATTCAAGAGAAGTTTTTTCTTAAGCGGTATAGTGACAGAAATGTAAGAGAAACGCTTAGAAAAGCCCTTAGAAACCTCTATTTTAGCCGTTGGACAGTCTTAAAGATATTTTGGAATCCCAGCCTTGATGACTTTGATGTTATTGCCATTGACCCTCGTAAAGTAAGAGTTTCCCCGACAAGCACCAAAGAGGAGGAAAGTGACTATGTTATTGAGGAAGTTAGTTGTAGTTTAGCTACCTTGATTGAGAGATTCCCTGAGAAGGAAAAAGAGATACTTGCTAAGTCTGCTTTCAGAACTAAGGATGAGGTTTATATTACTAATCCTAAAGTAAGTTACCAGGAGTGCTGGATAAACGATTATCTTGTTTGTAAGTATAGCGACCTCGTTCTATCTAAGATTAAAAATCCTTACTGGGACTGGGATGGTCTTATTCTCACTAAAGACGAACAGGACAGACTAAGTTCTGACCCAGATTCCCGTAGTAGCATTTTGGAGACTGCTAAGGCAGAACAGGAGATGAGGAAGGCTTATAACGCTTCACCAGAAGCCACAGAAGGCTCACCAGAGGGCGATAGCTACAATTCCGATGAATCATTCGTCTTTGGCTCTCCAGCCTACTTTTTCAACCATTTTTCAACCATCCGTAAGCCTTACATCTTTGCCACTATTTTGAACAATGAGAACACCCCGATTGGCAGAACTTCCTTGATTGAGGAGTCAGCCAGCTTACAGGAAGCGGTTGATAGACGGAAACAGCAAATCCACGATAACGCAGATATGATGAACGGGTTGCTTAAGATAGATTCATCCGTTGTTTCCTCTAAGGCTGAAGCCCAGAAGATTAGACACGATGTCGCTGCTGGCTTTGTTTGGGGTAAGGGCGTGGTAAATGGCATAGGAATTGATACTGGCTCTGCTCTCCCTAACTTTATCTTTGAAGATATGTTAGATAGCCGAAGCGAGATTGATAACATTATGGCTGCTTCCTCTGCCTTTAGAGGTGAGCGAGAAGGCTCGGAAACTAAGGCAGGAAGATTAGCTCTTATTGACCAATCCTACTTACGCTTAAATGAGCTTGTTCAGGTAGTAGATTATATCTGTTATGAGATGTTTAACTGGATGTATCACCTTGCTAAGGTTAAATATACCGAAACCCATTACGCTAAGGAAATGGGGTCTGATAACGCCTTAAAGATTATAGAGTTACAACAGAACGACTTTGAAGACGGAACTGAGGTTAAGATTATCTCAGGTAAAACCTTACCAGAAGATAAACAGTTTAAGATGAATCAGGCTCAAAATGACGTTCAGACTGGTATATTATCCCCTGTTGATTACCTAAAGATTGCTGGTTATGACAACCCGATGGAGTTAGCTAAGAACTCCGTAATGTTTAAGATGAATCCCCCGATGGCAGTAGGAATGGAACAGCCAGAAGTTCAGCAAGCTATGCCCCAACCACCGCAAGAGTTAGCACCGCAAGCACCGTTAGTGATTTAACAATTAAATAGTAGAGTTTTGACCTGGGGCTATAAAGCTCTAGGCTAAAACTTTAAAGACCAAGCGGTTTCTTTTCAGTCTAAGTGACCAAGTTAAGAAAATGGCAGTCAAAAAAGGTATGGAAGAAGGAAATATTAGCGCAGGAAGTCTAGAGTCGGTAATCAATGACGGCAGTGTAGAGTCTCAGGTGGCTCAAGAAGTAGCCCCTGTGGTAGAAACACCAAGCGAAACAGTCGTTGAGGAGACAAAAGAAGGAGAAGTGGTTACTCCTAGCGCAGAACAACCAGCAGAAGTTCTTTATGACTTACCTGATGGGCGAAAAGTAGACGCTGAAACTCTTACAAGAGAGTGGAAGGAGAACTTTTTACCCGAATTTACTAGGAAGTCTCAAGAATTGTCTAATTTAACAAAAAGTAATCAAGCCGAGCCAGTAAAACAAGAGCGAGGTGACGACTGGACTCCGAGTAGTTACGCTGAAATCGTAGAAGTTGCTAAACAAGAGGCAATTAATCAAATTGTCGCTCAACAACAGCAAGCGATGGAACGTCAAAAAGAGGTTGAATCTGCTATCTCCGCTCAATTAACGGAGATTAAAAAGACAGAGCCATCTTTAGACGAAGCGAGACTATTCCAGCACGCTAATAAGTATCAATTCTCTGATTTAAGACTAGCTTATCAGAATATGAAGGATATGAACTTAGTGGCTAAGACAGTCGAGAAAACAGTCCAAAAGAATATCGCTGTTAGAAGCGCTGAACCAGTAGCTGGAAAGCAAACAGGAACAGTAGACAATAGCGGTATAGACTGGAATCAAACCCAAGCCCTAAAAGGTGTATCAGCTCTTGAATATTTACAAGGCTTAGGCAAATAAAAAAGATATGAATTTTTCTAATGCAGTCACTACGACTACTAGGGAGAAAATCATCCCCACCGTGTTTGACACCGTGACTAAAGGCTCTCCCCTTTTGATGATGATGCTCCGAACCGCTAAACCGTGGAAGTCAGGTTATCGCTATGACAACATCTTTAAGTATCGTGATTCAACTAACGGTGGCAACATTGGCGTTGCTGACCAGTTAGATACGGACCGTCAGGATGTTCGTGTGAAGGGTAACTTTGAAGTGAAGATGGCTTATAAGCCAGTTGTTGTCGCTAACATTGAAGAAGTATTGAACGCTGGTGACGAACAGATTGTTAGCTTGTTAGATGCCGAGTTTGATTCTCAGGCTCAGTCTCTTTGTAACTTGATGTCCCAGAACCTATATACTGGCACTGGTGTCGGTAACGATTGGGATTCTCTAGCTAACGCTGCGGATGATGGAACTTCTTATTCCACTTACGCTAATCTGTCCCGAACCACTTACCCAACCTTGAAGGGTTATTACCTCGGCTCTGCTGGTGCTTTAACCTTGAATAAGTTGGCTACTGGTTATGACGCTGTTGAAATCGGTATTGATAAGCCTAATGCTATCGCCACTACTAAGACTTTGTGGAGTGCGTATGAAGCTCTATTGACCCCGACTGTTCGTGCTGGCTACTCCCAGAGTGGCTATCCGAAGATGGACCAATACGGGATTCTACCGAAGGGTGATTCTCTTGCTGGCAACCAGGGCTTCGATGTCCTATTCTTCCGTGGCACTCCGATTATGAAAGACGAACAATGCCCGTCTGGTAAGTTGTTCTATGTAAATACCAACTACTTTAGCTTTAAGGGCGTTGATATGAGCAAGATTCAGGGTATTGAGAAGTTGAACTTCAAAAAGACTTCTGATGGCGTTCCGATGGGTGTTCCTGGTCGTGTTCCTTCCACTCTCGGTTTCAACTTCCGCATCTTTATGTCACCTGTTGACCAGTTGGCTAAGGTTGGACACTTGCTCTATTCTGGTAACTTTACCTCAGAGAACCCACGTCTCCAGGGTCAGATTGCTGGTTTAACTGCGTAGTAGTTTATTAAGAAGTTAAAAGTCTCTTGACCGATTAAATTCGAGAGAGCATAAAAAATATGGCTTGGTATTTAGAAGATGGTATCCCAGGTGTAAAATACAATGGTCTTAACACCGAGAAAGACGCTACCTTTGCAGGTTCAACTACTTTCTCAGGCACAGTTGCTTTCACTAGCACCTTAGCTGGCGTTAAGAGACCAGTAGTAACTGGCACAGACGCTACTTATACGCTTACGACTGCCCAATCGGGTGGAATATTCGTAGCTACTAAGAGTTCTGCTACCCAGACTTACACTTTGCCTGCCGTTGCTACTGCTGGCGTTACTTATACCTTTATCTGCGGTCACGCTGATGGAGAAATATTGGTAACCCCACAATCAGGAGAAGCTATTAAGATTGTCACCTTTGCTGCTGTTGGTGCTGATGCCGATACGGCTATCGTTGCCCCTGCTGCTGGCACTGGTGTTAAGAATACTGCCGCAACAAATGCTATCACCGACAACTTGACTCTCGTCTCAGACGGGACTCAGTGGTTAGGTGTTGGTATTACTGGTGGTATCTGGGCTTCTCAATAGAAGGTTAATTAATTAATGAGCCGATGGCTCAGAATAGCTTGTTAGGGTAAGCCCTAATAAGCTGAAAAACAAATATATGTTTAAGCAAATTTCATTTCAGGATGTCTACACCACCTCCACTGCTCGTGGTTCGTTCAAGATTGGTGAACGGGCTGTGACCCCAGATGGTCGTGAGTGGGTGTATGTTAAGGCTGACACCGCCTTAGCCGCTGGTTCAGTTGCCGTTCCTAATGGCGTAACCGCTGTTGATACGGTTTCTTCTTCCACCGATAGTCAGGGTCGTATCGTTTATATCACCGAAGCGTCTGCTGGATGGACAGTTGGTGCGTTTGAAGATGCTATTGGTGTAGTTGACGATGGCACTGGTGCTGGTCAAACCTTCAAGATTAAGTCCAACACCGCTGACACTTTGATTCTCTACCCAGAAACAGCTCTTAGCACTGCTTTGGCGGTTGCTGATTCCGATATCACTATTCGCCAGATGGCGGTAGTTGATAAGGCTGCTGTTACTGATAAGGTTCAGAGTGCTGTTGGTATCGCTCAGACCGCTTTCTCTGCTTCTGACTACGGTTGGTTGCTGACCAATGGCGATGGAAAGGTATTAGCTGGTGAAGTGTTGGTCGTTGGTAAGGGCTTCGTGACTGGTGATGATACTACTGGTCAGGTTGTCAAGGCGACCACCGCTAAAGGTCCGTTTGATGAACAGAATCTCGGTATCTGCTTAGTAGCAAATGCTGGGGCTGACCAAACTGCCTTAGTTCGTGTAGGCATTCGCTAGTTTATCGTCTTTGCCCCTTAATTTAGGGGGCAAGACACGGTAATTTAGCCGTCTATCGGGAACAGTGAAGCCCGATTAAGTAGAAACAAACAATATGATGGGAGAAAATACCCCTCGTGTTAGCCCAAATATGGGTAAGGTCGTTATCTTCACCAATATTGACGACCAGGACTTTGAACACGCCTATGGCGGTCAGCCCTTCACGATATTGGCAGGGCAGTCGCAACATATGCCGTTCGATTTAGCAGACCACTTGGCAACTCATCTTGCTCGCAAGATATTGCTAAGGGGCGATTCGGGTAAGAACATCTATGACCCGAATGATAAGAGTGGCGGTTCTGGCTCTAAGATATGGGGGCTAGAAGAAGAAATGGCTCTTAAGAACAAAATACTCGGTAACACTTACCAAGTAGAGAGAGCTAAGGAGGAGACGGAGGTAGAAAGACTGAAGCGTGAGGTCAGCGAACTAAATAGCTTTGTCAGAGCTAATGTTCCTGGTTCTAAGACTGAATCTGCGCCAGTAGAAAACCCTACTATGCAGATTAAATCGCCTGGCTTAGATAACTACGAAACAAAAGCCGATGTCATCGCTAAGATGAATGAGCTTGGCATAAAGTTCGATGCTAGGCAAAACAAAGATAAGTTGGTCGAACAGCTAAACAAATCATTACAAGATTCTAATGTCTAACTTCGTTATCCCAATAGAAGAATTTAATGAGAAGGCGGAACTGGCGGCAATAGGGGCAAAACTCTCTGTCGCCAGGTCCGAGCTGGCTTTATTAGAACAAACAAAACAAGATTTTATTAATCAACAGGTTGAGGAATCTCAGTTAGCTATCAATCAATATGTCAAAAACGCTAAACAAGCTCTTAAAGATTTATCAAGATATCGGCAAGAGCTTATTGATTTTAAAAGAGACATTACCGCATACGCAGAAGAACTTGAAGAAAAAAGGATTACCCAAGAAAGCCAAATCGAAAGCAGTAAAGAAACCATTGAAAAGAGCCTTAAAGAGTTAAATATTAAAAGTCTTGAGCTGGAACGGATAAGTGAGGAGACAAAAGCCGAGATAAACGCAGTAATTACCAGAAAAAAGCTACAAGACGAAAGAGAAGTGAGTCTTAATAATAAAGAACGGGCTGTAAATGATAAATACGAAACTCTTGCTAGGACAATAAATAGAATTAACAAAAAATAAACATATGGAAGCAGGTCGTGATGCAAACAGAATACCCGTAACTCTAGTAACCTCTAATGCAGATGGGATTACTCCGTTAATGTTGACTGTAAATCCTGTTACTCACGCAATAGTTATAGATGACAATACGACTGGGAGTGATTTATCGTCAGATATCGCCTCTAGAGATGCTAACCGAGTTCCTGTTCTAATGGGAGTAAGCTCAGCAGACGGCATCACCCCAGTTCCTATCTATCAAGACCCCGTAACGGGAGCTTTATTAACAGACTCAAATTAATCTTAAAAATATGGCAGCAGAAATCTTAAAATCAGACGATAACCACTACCGAGTAGCTGGCGCACAATCCGATTCTACTGGTGAGGTTAGAAATCTAAGAGTGGATGAAACCACTAACGAGCTTTTAGTTAAAATGTCTAGCGACATTCAGATTGGTGCAGTAGAGATAAAGAATGGCACTACTGACGCTAGAGCGATTGTAAATGCCGCTAACACCGCTAGAACTTCCACTGACAACGTCTTACTTACCCAACCAATAGACGAGCAAGGAAACATTATTAAGGGTGGTGGAGCTTCGCTAAGTGCGGAATATATCTCACCCTTTGACTTTACGGTTACCTACACCTCAGCTTCTACTGTAACTATCACTGGACTTCCTTACACCCTTTCAACTGGAGCAAACATTGTTTA